TGGTTGCAAGTGGTGGAGCTACACAAGGCATACCTGGAGCAGATCAATTGGTTTATGATTCCCACTGGGGATTTTATACAGACTTAGATGCTGTAAACTCTGAAAATTATTTAAATCACATAAGTAATCAATTCGGTCTAGACGCACCTTACGCAGGGCTTCCTTTGATGGGACTTACTGGAATAATGCCTTATGTGGATACGGCAGATATGTGGAAAAATATGTTTGATATGACTGAAGTCCATCCAAATTATCCAGATGGTTCATCCAGCACAGCAGCAACAAACTTATCAAAAGTATTGGATATACGATATGAGGCTTTTAAATCTAAAATAAAAGGTTCAAAAGATAGATTGCAAAAAATTAGAGATATAGAGCTTCAAAATTTTATAATGTATTCATTGTGTTGTATGGGAAATCGGGAAGATTGTTTCTTTGCCCTATTGCAAAGATATGAAATTGATAATGTGACACCAGTAAGCGGAACAAAGGCTAACGCAAAAAAATACAGATATAAATGGTCAAAATTGGTTTATGATCCGGGTGTAACGGGCACCACAGGATCTACTGGTCAGGGTCCTCCTATAGTTGGAGCACCAGCTGGACCAACTGGAAGTACCGGGGGGACTTATTACCATCAAATAGAAAAATGGGCACTAGATAGTGGTCTTCAATCATCTGCAACCCAAGATGAAAGTTGGGCAATTAATTTAAATGAACGTGGGATCACCGGAACTTATCTTCCTCCGGGTTGGGTAGACTCTTGTTTACCAGATAATTTTTATTTTAGACCCGTGGGAGCAAAAACTGCAAATCTGCTCCCAGCAGAAAATATATTTCACATTGTGAGGCTCTGTAAACACTCTGATGGAGAAAATTATGTATACTACTTCACAGTCGAAAATGTTGTAGATGGTTGCTGCGAAACGACTGGAACAACAGGAAGTACGGGTGGTACTGGGGGGACTGGGGGGACTGGAAGCACTGGTCCCGAAGGTGGCGGAGAGGAGCCCGGCGGTGGTGGGCCTGTATTATAAGAGAGAATAAAATGGCAAAAAAAGCTGAACCAAAACAAATTAAAACGTATGGTACAAATTATTCTCAAGAAGCTTTCTATCCAGTAACTTCCAAGGGAACTTATGAGTGTGCCAATGCATTTTTAAATCGTGGTGCAACTTCTATACCTGAAAGTTTAGATAAATGTTTTGAAAAATTTCCAACAATAAAAAATATAGCAAAAGATTTGGGTTTTTTAAAAACAACTGGACCAACTGGTGCAAGTGGACCGAGTGGTTCTGCTGGTCCGACTGGAGCAACAACAGAAAGTTATACACTATGGAAAGGGGCAACCACTGTTCCAGAAACACCAGATTTAATAAGTTATGAAGATGGAGTTGACTCATACTTTGATGATAACTCCGTAGAATGTGTGCAAATAACGGATAAACTCGGAGGCGATTGGCAAGGTTGTATATGGGGGTCCCCCGGTGCTGACTATAGCTGCGCTTGCCCAGAAATACGTCCTATGTTTGAAGCATACGCAAAATTAAGACTCAATAATGCAACATTTTGGAACACACCAAAGCAAACTCCAGTTGATAGAGCAGAATTTTTAGATGCTTTAAAATATGCAAAGAAAATTGATGTTACTGTTGCTGGTGATTTTAGTTTAAAATTGGGACAACTTGTTTACTTAAATGTAAATGCGGCCAGCGGTTATCCATATGCAGAAACCGATTCTTATACGAATGGATATTATTATATTGTAGGAATAAAACACGTAGCAACACCAACAAGCCACGAAGCTTCGCTTTCTCTATCCCAAATAGGTGATTTGGGCGCAACATATATTTGATATAAATATTTTGATGGCTATTAAAGATTTTGAAATTACACTTAAAAAATTGAATACACCATCATCAAAAAAAGATGTGGGGTTTGTTACTGGTTTTAATGCAATTAGCCAATATGTAGAGCAAGTTGCAAAGACTCAAAAAGGAGAATTGCCTGGTGATAAAAATTTAGGATCAGATTATTTTAATTATATATTTGGTGGTCAAATAGATGCTGGAGTTGTTCAAATAAAGTTGGCTGCAGATATACATTCACAAATATACTATTTGTCAAATGTTAGTGTAAATATTTTATCTTTTACTGATTCAAACATTGAATTTAAAGTTGACTATACTACAATGACTAAAATTCACAATCAAAACAAATCGTCTTGTTTTGTCGAGGTAGAAATATAATGGCTTATGATCTTAAAAAATTAAATGTAGCTTCTCTTGATTTTAATAATATAAAATCTTCATTAATATCTTTTTTTAAAAAACAAGATGATATTTCTGATCTAGATTATGATAATCCTGCTAGTGCTATAAGCATGTTGATAAACATACTTGCCACTGCGACCGCTTACAATGGAGTTTATGCACAATATGGCTATCTGAACACATTTGCTTCAACGTGCACAAATTTGAATGGCTTGCTGGGTATTGCATCAAATTCTCAGGTATTGCTTGAACCAACAAAAACAGCAAAAACAACAAGAACAATCACTACTGGTGGTATTACGTTAGAAGCTTATTCAACTTTTACAGCCACTACGACTAAAGGTTCTGAAATTTATTTTTTCAATAAAAATAAAATTTTGCCAAATACGAGTGTCACCGAATCCCTTTATTCTGGTTTAGTGTATTCATATAATGAGTATGACTATAACACCAAATCAATTGAAATACCTTATACTATAGATCCAGAAACAGTAACTTTTACTGTTACTGATACGTATACAAATACAACTGAATTGTGGACAGAAGTTACAAACATTTCAAAAGTAACAACAACAAATAATAAACATTATGTAATCAAAAACAGCAATCTTGGGTATGTAGTTACAACCAATTTGCCCACAGCAATGGACATCACTACAAGATATAGAGTAACGGTGACCGGAATACAGTCAAATGGGAGTGTTGGCAATAGCGCTGTTATAAATGCGAGATCAGACATTAGTTTTGGAACTACCAACTCTCCAGCTGGAGGTTACGATCTTTTAGACCTCAAACAAGCAAAAAATAGATTAAATTTTAAAGCAACTGGTTATGAAAGATGTGTTACGATAAATGATTATAAAAATGCAATTTTAGCATCAAATATATCTGGCACGGATGACCTTACAAAAATAACAGTGACAAGCGGTTTGCCCGGAGAAGTAAAGATATATGTTACTGGATTAAGCGTCAGTGGCCAAACATCCCTTATGGCATATTTAGCTGATAAAGCCCCAGCTGGCATAAAAATAACTTATAGCTTATGATATTATTATTCAATAACATTCCAGTAACTGAAAGTTATAAAATTGAAAAAATGGTCGAAAAGGCCAAAACTTTGTATGCTTCAGAATTTTATAACGTGGAAGGATTTAAATTTTTAGGAGATGATCTTACAATCGAATCTCTTTTTCCAAATTGGATAATAAAAAAATATGAAACAAATCCCAGTGACGTTTTGGTAGTTCCTATTATAAAAAATTATTTAAGATGGCTTTTAAGTATCGATCAAGGATACGGCGCACAATTGGAGTGGGAAAACTTAAGAGTACCAATTTACTGTAATTCTATTTTTTTAGAGGCTGTTGCTGAATATTATTTTCCTAATGCAGATTTTTCACAAGAGCCTCTAGCATCCATACGTAAAAATATAAGAAAATTTGCTTTAAAAGCGAAAGAAGAGTTTACAAACAAAAAAGGAACAGAAGATTCCATAAAGTATTTGTTGGTAACGTTGCTTGGCATATCGGTAACTGATGTCTTTGTTCACACAAGTTCTCCTGGATTTATAACAATAGAAGTAGATTCTTCTGAATATTATAATTTATTGTCTTTCGATTCATTTTTAAGAGAATACGTATTTTCAGCAGGAAGTGTAATAGTTTATAGGAGCGTATAATAATGTTAGATAAAATTGTGTCTTTGGCTATGTCTGTAGCTTCTAGGGGATTAAATAATACAAAAGCAGATTTATTAACAAAAAAATTAAGGGCCGTTTCTTGTTTTGGGCACAAAGAAATTTCGGCCTGTGAATTTTTAAAAAAAAGCCAATATGGTGAAATGCATTATTGTGGTAAGTGTGGGTGCGGTGATTTCCCTCATACATGGTTACTAAAAAATAATCAAAATTATTCTAAATTGGATTATCCCAAATTAAATTGTCCTCTTCAAATGCCTGGATTTACAAACTACGATCCAAATGTAGTTTCTGAAAGAAAAACGCTGATAGAAAAAATGCCAGAAGAAGAGTTAAATTTTGTAGAAGTCACAATCAACGGTGCAGCTAACCAAACTTAATAGGTAAACAGGTCATACAAATTTCATAAATATTTCTATGGCCATTGCAAACCGACAAGAATTTATTGACTATACCTTAAGACATTTGGGGCATCCCGTTATACAGGTAAACGTAGATAGCCAACAAATTGAAGATCGTTTGGACGAAGCCCTAGAATATATGTACGACAGGCATTTTGATTTTAATCAAAGAGCCTTGTTTGCACACCAAGTATCAAATCAAGAAATTGCTCAAAAATTTTTCGATGTCTCTACGTTTGGTGATGCAATTGGTGCTCAGTTAAGAACGTTTGCAGACGGATCTACTGGCTATTGGCCAAGAGCGCAAGACATAAGAACTGTTAGCAAAGTATATGCACCCAGCCATCCTATTGGGGACTACATGTTTGATTTAAGATATCAGATGACTTTATTTGATTTTTTTGGAATATACTTTAATCAAACTGGTTATCCAATGGCACCGCTGGCTTCTTACATAGAAGCCATGTCTTATATAAACAACGTTGATAATATTTTTAATTATCCAATGTCTTATACTTACACCAAAACAACAAATAGGCTTTTCTTAGAAACAGACTATACAAAACTTTCTAGCACAAAATATATTCTTTTAGAAACATATGTTAAAATAGATCCAGAAAAATACCCAAACATATGGAATGATCGTGTCTTTAAATTATATTTTTCTGCTATTCTTAAAAAACAGTGGGCTCAAAATTTGATGAAGTTTTCTGGAATTCCTTTGCCGGGCGGAGCCCAGTTAAATGCCGGTGCAATGATGTCGGATGCAGTAAGAGAACTTGCTGAAATAGAAGCAACACTTTTGAAAACACAAGAGCTACCGGTTGATCCCTTAATAGGATAATAAATGGCGACAAATCCATACCTAAATCTAACAAAAAGACACTCCGAACAAGATTTGGTAGAGGATATCACTGTTGAATTGATAAAAGCAACTGGTCAGGATTGTCTTTATATTCCTAGAAAATATTTCAACATTGATAAAATTTTTGGAGAAGATCCCGCTTCTTCTTTTGAAAAAACTTATACAGTTGAAATGTATATTTTATCTTATAAAGGTTTTGAGGGAACGGATATAATAACACAATTTGGTGTTGAAATTAAAGACAAAATAAATTTACTTTTAGCACGACGAAGATTTAAGCAGCAAATATCAAATTATGACGTTACATTAACTAGGCCAAGAGAAGGGGATTTGATATACTTTCCTCTTTCCAAATCTTTATTTGAAATAAATTTTGTCGAACATGAAAATCCACTATATCCCCTTGGAAAATTGTATTCATACGTCATAACTGCAGAACTCTTTACATACAGCTACGAAAAAATCAATACTAAAAATAATAATATTGATATCGTTTATAAGCAGTCACAAGACGATTCGCAATTTGTGCTAAGTAATGGTAGTGGTCAATTTGAGGTTGGTTATAGTATAACTATGCAAACTCTCCCTGATGGTGTATTCCCTTACTCAACCTTTACTTTCGGAGATTAACGAATGGCAGTATTTTATAGAAATTATGGTATAACTGGTGGATACCCGGGTAATGAATTTACAACATTCATGGCTTGGGGTGATTTTGGAAAAAATAATGCAACAAAAGATTTTTCTTTTGGAAATCACTATGTGCTAGAAGAAATTAATAATCCCCAAGGTTCTGTAAACGTGTTGGGTGTCAATTTTACAAATACCTCTTTAGAGCCAGCAATTTTTCCACGCTATGAACAACTTGACATAAAATCTTTTGTAATGGGCGAAAATAGTGGTTTTGGGATAGGTATAAGAAATATAGATTCTTTTGATTCGACGGGAGGAGGCGGTTCGCCTCAAATTTTTGAATGGGCTTATGTTACTGGCTTTGTCGATCAGTATAACGAACCATTGTGTACTACTGAATTGGACCAAAGTTCCTGTATGAAAACTGGTAGATGTGCGGCGATTGTATTTGTAAACAAAGAAGGAATGACTGGCGGGGCACCTATCCCCGAATTTGTTTCAAAATATTACACGCTTTATAATAGTTTTGGATCCAGTTTTTCAGTCGAGCAATTGTATACACCAATATCACAGGGTGTGTTCAGACAATATACGTGGGCAATGGATCCAAATATATGTTTAGAAACAAGTGGCGGAACTGGTGGTTTGCCATTAATAACAAGCGAAGAAAAATATAATTTAATAGCAGCAGGAAAAAACCATTTTTTAATGGGTTACGGGTATACACTGTACGCTTGGGGTGCCAATGAATCGGGACAATGCAATGTACCAGTTGGTGCACGTTACACTGGAAATTTAAAACAAATTGTTGCTGGAGCAAGTCACTCAATCGCCTTATTTGAAAATGGAAGAATAATTGCGTGGGGTTCCACTGCAAATGGAAGAATTAACATTCCAGCGGGATTGGATTTAGACAGTGCTGAAGAAAACGGAATGGCTTTGGAAAGTAAAGTTATACAACTGGCATGTGGTTTAGACCACACTATTGCTCTCAAGGAAAATGGAACCGTTGTTTGTTGGGGTGGAAACACACATTCACAATGTTCTGTTCCGGCTGGACTTAGTGGTGTAGCTAGTATAGGTAGCGGGTATTACCATAGCATGGCAGTAAAAACGGATGGAACTGTTGTTTGCTGGGGCTTGACTGCATCTGGTCAGTGCACTGTGCCCGAGACAGTTGGTACGGGGGGTTTTCAAATATCTGGTGGTATGGACCACACTGTATTGTTGACTAAAAACAAGAATGTAATTTGTTGGGGTGGAAACACATATAATCAATTAGATACTCCTGTATCTCCACCAGAAAAAGGCGGAACCTTATGGAGAACTATTTCAGATAATCAGTATTCATTAACCAGAGAGCAAGGAACTTGGCATTCACACTGGTATGCATATCCAGTAACATACGGAGAAAATGTAAAAAAAATTATTTGTGGTAAAAATTCTACAATAGCTTTGTACAATTTTAATAATCTTGGATGGGATGATGTTGCCGGTCCAGGCTTTAGCATCCCCAAAACCCGGGAAGCGGTAGCAATAGCAAAAAAACATTTAAACACATTTGATAAATACGAATCACAACCAAAATCAGTTCCTTCCCCTGCAAGACTTACTTTTGAAAGTGGATATACAGAAAAACTACATGATAGATTTAAATATAAATCTTCTGCATTAGAACCCAGGCCATATTATACAGAAATATGGCCAATTGCAAAAAATGATACCACTTGGTTAGAATACAGAGATCCCCTAAATAATCTTTTAGTTCACGACAGTTATAATAAAATTGATTTTAGTGGTTGTTCTATGCGGCCACGGCGATTGGGTGCGGATTACTTGCCTTTTTATGACGCATTCCCACTTTCGTATGGGGCGAATATAATAGATCCCTACAGAGTAGATGTCAATACACACAACTCTGGGTATTGGTGTTTTATATTAATTAATAGAAAATTTGCTCTGGCCTGTGCTCATTATGCAGGACCTAACTTACAAGTTAATAATGTAAAATGGATGCTGCATGATAATTCTATTATAAGCAGAGATTTGACACAAGTAAACAGCGAAGCTGGGTTGATTCCACTTCCTCCAGATATTTTTGGTTTGCCTTATCACCCGTATGATTTGTACCTATATGAATTAGATCAGCCCTTAAAAAATGACGAATTATCAAAAATAGCAATTTATAATAAATGGGCAAAATTTAAAAATTTTACTGGAAGAAAAACAATTGATTTTCCCGTAGCTGTTTACAAAAATTTTTATCCATTAGTTTCAGAAAATTATGGTACTGTAAATTATCAAAAACATATAGGAAGAAGAGTGTGGGGAATAGACGGACAGGAAAGGCTTGTATCTACCAGATCATTAAAAGTTAAAGAAACAAATGATGAATATTTCTTTGCCGGTAATGCTGAACCTATAACGGGCATTACTTCTGGAATAACATACTACCTGTTAGAGACAGTAATGCCAGCAAGAAGCGACATAGAACCACATCAATGCGGATATGAGGCTTTTGTCGGAGATAGCGGAAGTCCATTTTTTATTCAGGGTTTGGGGCATACCGCTTACTATAATGTGATATCTGGTGTAACACACCAGCCAACAATTATGCTTGCTCCACCGTGGACTACATTCACCAATCATATATTCTCTAACGGATATCATTCGTTCATAGAAATGCCAGATGAGGCAGTGGCATTTTTAAATAATTTTATGGAATCCAAGGGTGTTCCAAAAGAAGAGCTTATTGTAAAAATTGATATAGATGTAAGATCAACACCAATAAGTGAAGCTCTGCCGTCTTTAACCCCACAAAAAATACCGAACGAACCACCAATAAGAATACCAACAATTTATTTTGATGGTGTAACTTTAAATCCTTTCCCAGGTATTACTTCACAGCTACCAAATAATACTCCTTTTTACGCTCAAGGAATAACACAAAGATCACTTATAGTCGATAATCAAATCACATTGGCTGAAGGTATTATAGAGCAAGTAAACAATAATGTTATCAAAATTACAGGAATAACTGGAAGTTTTAGTTATACAGGAGCTTCGGCGTATATTATATCCAGCACAAATGATTCTGATATACAATATTATGGTATTAAAAATTATATTATCCCTAAAAATAATATTTTAGGAACTACTGCTGGTATAAATGATGTGCTAGATCAAAAAGCAGAAGAAATAAACTTTGATATCAATAATCCTTTCGATTAAACGGAAAAATAAATGTTTAGTTACATATATAACCAAAATTTAAAAAAAATAGTAGTTGCTTTTGGAACTCTATTTAATAATATTAGTGTAAGACACTCAGAAAGTGATGGATCTTTTAAAGAAATAAAGGTTCCACTTGCTTATGCATCTCAAGAAAAATTTATACAAAGATATTTAAACCCGTCTTCTATAAGCGAAGGAACAAGAATAGAGAATCAGCTGCCCAGAATGAGTTATATAATGAGTGGAATCGTTCCAGACCCCTCAAGAAAAAAAGGAAGACTTACGCAGTATAGTCCAACTACAGGTCCAGCTGGAAATTGCCAGCCAAGCGGTTA